ATATCTGTATGTTGAGAATAACATTGATGAGGGGATACGAACCTTCACTTCGCTAAAGGAATTGAATAGATTTAAGGAAGGTTGGTATGCATGAGTGATGAAGAAGAAAGAAGCAACATAATCGTATATGGTTGTATGTGCGGCCATGTAACCGAGCCTACCACAAGCCATTGGGTTTTGCATAATTATCATCCTTGCCCTGCTTGTGGTCATAATCTCAATGCACCATATCAATTCATGGGGATAACTCATTGGATGGAAGACAATAACGATGACCACACCGAAAAACACAACTGTTGGTGCTTTGGTAAGAGTGTAAAGCCACCTGAATACGTGGAGGTGAGTGAATGAAATATCTGTATGTTGAGAATAACATTGATGAGGGCATGGATAATTGTTTCAATTGTGCTTCTGAAATGGTTAAAGAATATCTTGTTGAAGATTCAGATATAGAAGAATACAAATCAACAGTTATTAGTTGTAATGAATGTGGTGCTTTGTGGAATAACATCACCCGCCGAGTCATAACCGAGAGAGCGAGAATATACATGAAAGAAACCCGTAAATTGCTACTAAAATTGAAGGAAAGTGAGTGAATGTTGCTATATTGGATAACAGAACTTGCGTTGTTGGGAGTGTTATCTTTCGCCTTAGTTTACGGAATGTGGTATGTAGGACTCGCAATGGATAAGATATTTTCTTATGCATATGGAATGAGAGATTGGGAGTGGGATTACAATGAGTGATTATTGTGATTGCATAAAGAAAGATTGGGGAATAGATGATTTTCATTACTCAAGATGTATGAAATGTAAAAAATGGATTCCTACACATGAAGTAATTAGGGCGTGGCACGATTGGGCCGTTTAATGGATAGACTGAAAGTCCACTGTCGCAATTGCGAACACAAGCATATCCCCCACTCTCTCATGGCTCGATATTCGGGCTATTCCAATACTCAAGCCACAGGTAGGGCAAAACAAATCCAATTGTGGCAGTGCAAAGAATGCGGTCATATTTGGCAAGACACTGCATTTAAGAAGAAAAGTTAGTATAGAAGCGGTGTATTTTTCACACCGTGTTTCAGTGGTTGGCTCGCCGCCTTATCTCGTTAATGGGTAATGTCTATGTTTGGCTGGATAAGAAAATCCAATATACAGACGAGGAAACAGGCACCGTTCTCGGTCTTGAGATAGACGATGACTTGCGTGTAAACTCGCGCTACGAACTATGTCAAAGAGTGGAAGAAACCTTCGGCTTAGAAAAGGAGACATTTTGGTATTTACCAAGCACGCAGAAGATTCGGTTCAGCGTGCAGAAAGCCCGCGAATTGATGGATGAGTAATCAGCAATCCACACCGTCAGTAAAACCATCTTTGGTCTTCAAGTGATTGTAGCATTGTTTTACTATGTTGTATTGTGTCTTAGCACCAGTAGCATCTAATTCAAAGCGACCATTAAATCCGCCAATGGGTGAAGCCCCATCACCATACGCAGATTCACTCGCGTATATTTTTCCACTGTAATTTATTGGGAATGTCTTTATCTCAACATCTTCGCCGTCAACAATAGAGCGTTTTGTATCTCTATTACATCTAGCGTCAATTACCACACAATGCGCGTATTCACAAGTTATTCCGTATGCTGTTTCGTATTCTATTCTTAGTGCCATTTCTTTTCCTCCTTAATCAAACCAAGTGGGTTTGGTGGGAATGTTATCATACGCCTCTTGAGGTGTGTTATAATTTTGTGGTAATGTAAGAAGGTCTGTTCTATATTGTTGTAGTTCTGTTTTCTGTGCGTCTGTAAGCGCATCGTATCGTATTGATAATTGATACCTGTCCATACGCAACAGTTTTTGTGTTCTAATATCTCTTAATTCATCCCATTCCATTTAATCACCTTCAACTAAAATCAACATATACTATACAGTTCACATCTCCGTATGATACGGAACCAGCAACAGCCTGTCTTCTAATTTGTAATAAGTCGTTTGCATCCACACTTAATTCTAATCTTGTCTTAGTATAAACAAAATTAGTCCCGCTTGGATTAGCCATGTCTGCCGGAGAAAAAGTAAAATCTTCATAATCACCCGCACTACTTGAACCATTTACTCTAACTCTCCATGTTTGTGCATCTGAACCACTAAGAGAAACACCCGAAGACTGAAATGATATTGCTTTAACTACCCCTGCTACCGGCATTGGATAACCCGCCGCAGTTGAATCAGCCCCTGATTGAGTAGGTAAAGTTATATTGACTGTGCCTGTTCCTACATCATCTCGTTGATAGAAGAATTGCGCCCAAGTATTGTATTCTGCTGGCGATACATCATTCATTGTGACTTTACCTGCTGAGTCACCTGTAATCCAAATAGGGCTACCATCACCCGAAGAAATTGAGAGTTGGTCGTCTGCATCTGCCGTCACATCTGCTTTACCTATAACCACATTGTTATCACCCGAAGTGACTCCACTCCCGGCATACTGTCCGAGGAAGATATTTCTTGTCCCACTCGACGTTGCATGACCAGCGTGATTTCCAATTGCTGTGTTGTGTTCTCCAGCCCCAGTACCACCAAGAGTATTAACTCCCATACTCACATTGTTACTACCTGTCATACCGTCTTGTGAGAAGTGACCCACCGCGACGCAGTAATTATTGGTAGTCACCAACTTACCTGCGAACTCGCCAATGAAGATGTTGTAGTTTGGGTCAGTCATGCTCCAACCTGCCGCACGACCTATTGCGATGTTGGAGCCACCGCTTGTTATAGCCTTACCAGCCTCCCAACCGATGCAGACACTTGCCCCTCCTGATGTGTTGTTCTTCATGGCTTCCTCGCCTATGGCGACATTGTAGCCACCTGTGGATGATGCTTCGCTGGCTCCGTATAACGTCCTGTAGCCAAGTGCGACGTTATAGTTTCCTCCGTGATTATACATGGCCTGATACCCAACGCAGGTGTTCTTCTCCCCATCCGAAGCATTATACATGGTCTGATAACCTACAGCGACGTTATATCCTCCCGAGGTGAGGTTATACAGAGTATTATGTCCTATTGCTGTTGAGCCTGATGCCGAAGTGTAGGTGTAAAGTGCGCCTCTTCCCATCGCCACATTGTTAGTCCCTGTTGCCGAACCATTTGTCCCAAACATAGCGGTGCGGCCAACCGACACATTGTCGTTTCCTGTAGCGTAGTAGCCCGCTTGTCTGCCGATATGAACAGCACCATTTCCACTACCTGACTCTCTCCCTGCATCTGAACCAATCAAGACACCTTCTGTTCCTGTATGGCTATATCCAGCACTATGACCTACTGCGGTCATAAAGTTCTGACCTGTTCCTGTGTAAAGTGCATCATGGCCGATAGCCACCATAGAGTTGCCCGTTGTCTGATTAGCGGCGGCTCTATATCCTAACATCACATTTGAATGACCCGAGGTTAGGTCATAACCTGCGGTTGCACCCATGATTACATTCTTACTGCCGGTCATTGGTCCTGAACCTGCGTTCCCGATAATATAATTGTGAGTTGCTGTAGTAACACCCGATGTACCATCCGAATTAGACCCAGCCCCTGAGCCAATGAATACAGAATCGGAGCCGGTTGTTATGGCTCTCCCTGCGTTCCTTCCGATGGCTGTTATACCGTCGCCTGTGGTGATATTCGCCGCCGCGCCTGAACCAAGTGCGGTCAGGTAATAGACCCTATCCCATGTCCCACTCGCAACAGAACCAACAGCGTTCCCCACTACTATGCTCTCTGTTAAGTTTGCATCGGTACTATCCGCCACATCGGACAGGCCATCAAGAGCAGAAGCACCACCGCCACCTGCGTTAGCATCAACATACGCTTTGATTGATTGTTGAGTAGCAAGATGAGTAGCAGAATTGGAAGCCAAATTGTCTTCATCTTTGATTACTGTTCCTGAAACTCCACCCTCAGAAAGAACAAGCATATCTTCATCGAAAGTACCCGCATTAACTGTTCCAAACTTCAACTGTACATCTTCTGTACCCGATGATTCATCTGCTATCTTAGCCCGAATACGAGCATATTCTTCTTTATTCCCTACGCTGTCCTTACCATAGAATCTTATGTTTCCAAGCCCGTCATTAGCAAGTGGTGATGCTGAATCGTGGTAAAGACTGAGAATTGGCCCCCATCCTGAACCTGCATCAGAATCAGTTAGTTCAAGTTGTTCTGTTCCATCCCATGTTAATTTGGCATCTCCTTCAATAGTCCCATCACCAGTCCAAACTCCAACTTGGTTATTTACTGGTGTTCCTACCTTCTCTACATCGCCACTACCACCGCCACTTACTGTTTCCCAATTAGGGACATTACCATTCATCATTAGAGTCTGATTATCAGACCCTCTTGCCAAACGAGTAAATGCGCCACCAGAAGTACGGTAGTAAATGTCCCCTTCTGCATCAGAACCTATGTTGATGACGGGCGCTGTAAGTGTCTTGTTCGTGAGTGTGGAAGTGGATGATACAGTGGGGACTGCTACCCCTTCAATGGTTATTGCTCCAGCACTGGAGCGCGCTATCGTGGTATCAGTAGCATGACCGAGTTCAATGTCTTCGGTTACTACTAATCCTTTCTTTACTACAAAATCCTTATTCGTTCCCAAGTTATCACCATAATTTCACTGTCCATCAGGTTATGAGTTGTGTTGTGCAGAGACTGTATGTATGCGCCCCGTCTGCAGTAGGAGTAAATCTCACTTCGATATTAGCACTATTGACTGTAGCATCCCAAGTTCCGATTACTGCAGAACCTGTGCTGATTTCCGCATAGTGAGTTAGGAAGGCATCTGTGCCGTTGTATGTGATGAGTATCTCACCCGCATCTGTATCTGCACTATCGTCCTTCTTAATATGATACAAGACTTTAGCCGCTCGGTATGTTGCCTTGGCGATGTTCATGAGAGATGTTTCGCCAGAAATTGATGCTCCACTACCTCTTGCTGTATCAATGATGGCTACTGCATCGGCGCTGAGTGTGGCACCTTGCACTTGTCCATCGGAAGTTAGATTTCTAATTGTGGCTACATCTCTGCTGGCGTCTACAGTTAGAGCCTTACTCGCTGCCACAGTCCCTACTGTAAGACCATCTAAGACTCCTAACTCGGCGGTTGTGAGTGTAGTAGAATCGAGAGTAAGCGAAGTATCTCCAGTAATTGTGCCCGAAACCGCCAGACTGGTTCCTGTAATTGCCCCTCCAGCAAGAGTGCCCGAAGTTGTGATATTAGACGAGCCTGTGTTAATTGTGCCGAAGCCCGATGTGATGCTACCTTCATTAAGTGCGGCCACTTTGGTAAGAGTCGAATTAACTACATTTATGCCAAGTGTGGTAGCGTTGAGAACTGATGTGCCAGCAATCTTGTATGCAGGAGTGGTGATGGAAGTCAAGTTCATGTGATTGTTAGAAGTCCATGAGTCGGTTCCATCCACCCAGATGAATGTCTTATCATCTCCGCTTGATTCAAGAGTAATTCCACCACCATCTATTGCCGCATCATTTCCGACACCGTTTCCAAGAGTAATGTTAGTATCGGCTACGTCAATCGTAGTGCTGTTCACCGTGGTCGTTGTCCCGCGCACGATGAGATGACCCTTCACATCAACAGTCGATGTTGCGGCAGTTGCGCCACCTGTGACTACAAGCACTTCAGCGAGAGCGCCACTTGTGGATGTCGCTACACTGAGACCTATCTCGCCGGTTTCTGAACCAGCAGTTGCTGCTGTCGTCTTTGTCTGTATCTTTCCAAAGGCTTGGTTATTTTGTGCAGCATCGTCGGAGTAAAAGGTAATTGCACCTGCTACATCTCCTGCGGCACCTGCTGCTCCCTTATCCTTTACAAAGCGCAGTTCAGAAGGACCATCTTGGTCGTTAGTAGTATTCTTAATTTGAACCACAGGTTTAGTGCTCGTGCTACTCTCAATACTCAGTAAAGGAGTCGTAATTGTGCGTGAAGTGCTACTGGTCATACTACTGGTAGCCTTTGTTTGTGCGGCATCTACGCTTATCACGCCACTGGAAGCAGTAATACCATCGCCAGCGAATAGCGTAGCAATCCTGTCCACTGTTGTCTTTCGGTTGGTTCCACCTGCGCCATCATCGACTATGAATAAATCACCACTCGCAAGTCCTGCACCGATGTCGGTCATTCCGTCAATGTCCAAAGAGAAAGTTAGGTCGTATGGGTCTCCGTCAGAGCCTGTTGATGTATCAGTCCAATTGATTTTTAATCCATTACCATCAATGAACTTCACTTCTTTGTCTTCATCAATTGTGACTTCTGTGCCGTCCCCATCTTCTAAGACAAATCCGCTACCCATTCCGTCTGCGCCTGAAGCAGAAGCAGACCAAACAGCATATCCAGCGCTGTTGTCCCAAGTCAAGACATGGGTATCGCTCGGAGAGTCTTGACCTATCTTGGTTATATTCCCCGAAGCATCAAAAGTAAGAGCCGCAGTTCCGCTCCGTTCTTTGAGACTACCACCATCATCAAGAATAATATCTCCTTTGAACTTAGCCGTGCCGCTAGTGTCCAGAGTCATTAGATAATTTCCAACATTGAGAGGATTGTCGGTGCTGCTTGCGACGTTATCATAATCCTTAGCCTTATATCCGATATGGAATACATTGGTTTGAATTTCGCTATTTCCACCCGCTCTGTTGGCTTGTCTTCCCACAGCCCAAGAGTTTCCTGTGCCGCTTCGACCTTGGGTGTATACTATTCCTTGACCAACATGGATATTTTCTGCTTGGTCTAAGAGCAAGGCATTACCTATTCCGTTGTAAGTAGTTCCAGCAACATCGTCGTTACCAATATCTGTATGAATACGGGCTTCCGCATAATTCATGCTGGTAGTAGCATCGGAACCAGATAAAGCAGGCCCATTGACTTGAAATTGAGTGTTGGTTTCTATTGCGGGGTTATCCTCATCAGCATTTTTAACTGAGACTTTTCCGGTTGTTGTAATTGATTGACTCGCAGTAAACTTTGCAGTGCTGGTGGCAAGGAGTGAAGTAAACTTACCCGAAGCCCTTGTAGAAGTGCCAATTGACGTATTATCAATCGAGCCCCCATTGATATCTACGGTTGTAAGAGTGCCCGCATCGGCCACAGTTCTACCTGCATTAGTCCAATTACCAGCCATTGAGGCGATAGTTGCTGCACCACCATCAGTTAATCCGTAAGCACCAACTGTGAAGTTACCTGTATCAATATCCAGTGCAACTTGACCTGAAGTACCGATAATTTTCAATTGCTCTTCACTAGCATCCCACAACATGTGGTCGCCAGAAGTGGCTGAATGGAATGTGACGTCTACGCCACTGCCAGCAGTGCCAGTAGTAACAGCGCCGGTCGCACTGAGTGTCGTGAATGCTCCTGACCTTGCAGTCGACTGCCCAATATCTGTGTCATCTATCGTGCCAGCGTTGATATCAACTGAAGAGAATACCGCCGTAGAAGCACTATTTGCACCGATAGCCGTGCCATCTATCGCACCGCTGTCGATGTTCACATTAGTCATTGCTTCATCGGAGAAATCAACTGCACCCGCTTGTTCGTAAGCGCCGAGTTTAGTGACTGTTAGCGTATCAGTAGCGAAAGCGAAATCGGCATCATCAGTCAATAAACCATTAGTGGAAGCAAATGGAACTCGACCAGAAGTCAATCCATCTGCAGTAATACTCGCTGCTCTGAAATTGTAAGCGCCGATATCTATGTTAGAAGTCGCTGTAATCCCAGCAGTTGTAAGTGCAGTAATTGTAGTAGCAGCGATTGTTCCTCCTTCGACTTTATCACCACTAATCTGATTATTAGCCAGAGTAAGAGTTCCGCCGGAAACATCGAGCGTTTTTCCAGAGCCAACTGTAACATCCGATGTGGCTATCGTCGCACCATCTATCGTGCCAGCGTCAATGTCTACCTTAGTGATATTCACTTCTCCAGACCCTTTCGGGGTGATATTGATGTCGATATTGGTATTTGAGCCATCTGCTGCAAGTGTCGTGCCTGTAAGCGTAACACCGGCTGCAGCGACATTCGTATCGAATATCCCCGCTTTTACAGTATGGTCGCTCGCAAGCGTCACATCCCCGTCTTCTACTACCAATCCTTGCTTTACTCTGAAATCTTTTATCGTGCCCATTTTCTATCCCTCTCATATTGTCATTGCTTGCCAAGAGACGCGCACGGTGATGTCATCGCTGCTCACCGTAGGTGTAACCTGTAATTCAACATTTCCACTCACGATAGCGACGTTATATGCGCCTTGGAGTGTGCCTCCGCCGCTTGTAACTACGCCATATGTAGTGAGATATGCTTCTGTAGCAGCCGCATTTGACCGCCCATTGTGTGTGATGACCATTTCTGCAGTTTCGTATATTCTACCAGTAGAGAAATCAGGGTCATCTCCCTCATTAGCCACTTCGACAAGCAGTTTTCCTGCTCTGAACTTCTGACTATGAAAGAGTACGATTCCAGTAGATGAAGTCCCATCATTGACTACTGTGGAGCCATTGTTAGAACCTGCTGCAAGAGTCCCACTACCGTATCCAAAACCAGTCTCCTTTACTTGGAATGTGGCCTCTGGGGAGGCTTGGAGTATACCGACTTTATCTCCGGCAGTATCTACTTTGAGCACATTCGTGTCGATTGTAACATCTCCGCTTCCAGTGATGGTGCCAGTAGTAAGTGCATCGAGATACCCAGTGGCGAATCTGATGGTGTTAGAACCTAAGTTCAGCGCACTATCTGCACTTGGGTAAATATGCTGATTGAATGTCCAAGCATCATTGGCATCAACCCATGCTATCGTCTTATCCCCAGTGCCACTCGATGATTCAAGAGTGATACCTCCTCCATCTACGGCAGCGTCGTTTCCTAAGCCACTACCGAGATTGATGTTTTTATCCGCCACGTCTATCGTAGCCACGTTCAATGTAGTAGTCGCTCCACTGACAATTAAATCACCAGTGACTGTGAGGTCGTCGCTTACAGTAAGCGTTCCACTCGCTGGACCTATTGACGTAATGCCCGTTTGGGCGGCATCGAGATTCAAAACACCACTGGATGCTGAAATGCCTGTGCCAGCCATAGCAGTAGCCAAATCAGCGATAGATTCTTTCTTGGAATTATTTGAGTCGTTAGCGTCAATGAATCCAATCGAATCGGCGGCGACATCCACAGCAGCAGCAGAAAGAGCATTCAAATTGGTGGCTATGGAATCCCCATCAAGAAGCACCTTTGAGGTATTGAAGTATAATCTTGAATCATCGGAATCGCGCCATAGCGTAGTTGCTGAACCCGGATTAGTAGCCGTGCCAGTGCCAAATTGCACACCCGTAGGCGCACTAATGAGGCCTGCTGTTGATACTACGCCTACAGTAAGAGTGTTCGTTCCAGCATTGTAGGTGAATACCCCTTCGCCAGAGAATCCGCTTGACCCATCATTATATTGAACATCACCAGTAGAGCCACCCGAAGCGCTCGAACTACTACTTGATGCGAATATCTTGACCCATGCGCTGCCGTTGTATGCAAATACTGCTGCTGACGCAGGACCAACGGTGGAATTGATACCAGACGGGTCGAATGCTATATTGTGAGTAGCAGAAGCAGCGTTGTTTACTGTCACCGTATGACTTGGAGGAAATGTGCCACTTGGCGTTAGTGTGATGTTACCAGTAGGCGTAGCATGAAAGAAGTTTGGCCCATCGAATCTGAAAGTCTGCGAAGCATTGCTCGTGCTGAGTTTGTCTGGACCGAGTCTGTATGACCTTCGTGCACCGCCCTGCTTACCGCTGAAGTAAAGCACGTTATCCCCAGCATTACTGTAAGACATCCATAGAGCGCCTAACTCGCTGTTAGTCAGTGCGCCATTTTCATCTCCACCTCCGTGAATACCATCTAAGTCAGTATGCATATCAACGCGATTTGAATCCGTAACAGTGGCTCCTACTGCGCCTGTGCTTACGGGAGTCATGTAAATTGGCGATGGACGAAGGAATGTTCGCCTATCGAGTATCTCTCCTCCGGCTGTAGTCATATCCAAATCGCCTGTGCCACTGGAATAAACACATTTCACTATCCCAAGAACCGTAGTTTGCTTAGACACGAGTGAACTATTGGGGTCGGAAAGGAATCCTTCTGGAGTTACAGGATAACCGCTTGACACAGGAGTGCCCATTTCTACATAGATGTTCTTCTTCGTACTACCTCCATCAGAGCAGACATAGACTACCAAAAGGACAGACTGACCAGTTGTTAAGGCAGATTGGTTCCCCTCTATACGACTATCTTCAAGCGTTACTGTATAATCATCGGGTGCATTGCTATCGTACCCTCCTCCGAATGCTACTACGATGCCATCAATGACAGCATACCCACCCTTAATCGTCAATACATTGGTTGAAGCAGAAATAGCGCCGGGCATATCCGCAGGTGTATTTCTATCACCGTCTCCTACTGCCCCGTCTTCTAATGCTAAGATTCCATTACCATGAAGCCCCTCATAGAGATTAGTAAAAGATGGAGAGAGTATGTAGTCTCCATCTGTTAGACCCGTTGTATGTCCAGATTTCGCATTATCGCCCATTTACTCACTTCACCTCTACTACTAATTGAATCTTCATTTCGTTATTTGCACTTTTCACTATTGGCCTGAAAACATGCCTTGTGATGGGTGTGAAACCGCTCGCTCCGCGTAACTGGACATAGACTTCCTTCAAAGTCTCATCGAATGTATCGGCTGTGCTGAGTGTTCCTTCGACAAGAAGCGTCGCATTATCAATCACTTTTACCGTTGGAATGATGGTAACGGCAGGACGACCTGCAGAGCCATCACTGGATGTTGCCGGAGTACCATCGAATCCTATTACCATCTCATTGATGTTCGATGCAATCGTATCAATCATCAATCTCTTCAAATGGTCGTTCGCTGGCATTAACTTTCACCTCGCATGATTACTACGGCACTCTTGTTCAAGCCTGTAGGCTTGATGGTATATGTTGTAATGCCATCATTGATGGTGTTTGCGCCTCCAACCCCTCTTCTATTTGCATTTTTTCCAATTATGAGGCCAGAAGACGACACTTGTCTTAATGTGATTATCGGCGTTATGAAAACATCCAATGAATCAAAGAAGGAAAGATTCTCATCCACAATCTGACTACTCTTATCTGGATTCTCAATTGAGCCTCTTGAGATGCTGCCTTTCGTGATACTCTGCAATACGCCCTCTATGCCAGTATCTAATGTTAAGAATGTGAAATCACTCATCCTATCGCTCAACTTATGCTTTGATTCCATTACTACATACATATTGTTGCCGTATTCAACTACACTACCCGGTCTCAAATCCCAAGCATCTGGATGTCCATTTGTTACAATAGCCCCTCTCATAATTGAGTTTGCCTTCAATATCTGTCTTGTGACCTTCTTTGCACTCTGCACACTGCTTATCGACGCATCGTATATTGGTGTGGTGTTTTCGAGAATGTCCGTATCGAACTTACCCTGCTGTCTTGCGCCATCGTCCATAGTGAGTATCAATTTCTCATTCAGAGCAATGGCCTCGCCTTGAACAGTAATTCGATTCTCTGTATTTTCCACTGGACTCTTATCTTCACTTCCACTTCTAAATTGCGGGTTTAGTTGTTTAATTCCGTTTGAAAAGTTGAATGGCACGTATTGTAGCGCGCCATAGCGATTGAATATCGAAATCCTGTTATCATGACGAGAGATGAATCTCAATGCAGATAGCAGATTAACACCATTGAAATCTGCAGCAAGATACGTATTGCTTACCTTTCTTCTATTTTTACCCAAGTTCGCTATTGTAGGCGAATCGCCTATCGTCACAGCAGTGACGGTGCCAGTGATAGAATTACCCAGTTTCATTGCCAAATCCGTTGTTCTCAACCCCACATCTATAATTTGACCAAAGCGCAGTGTTTCTTCATTGAATCCTAAATCCTTCAATGTGTTACCTTTCAGGTTCCTTACATTCACCCTTACTCCAGAAGTCGTACTTTCATTACTACCTCCTATGATTCTATTCGACGGCTTATTCACACCATACATCAGAGATGTAGGCGTGTCTTTCCCTTTTCCTGTCCAGATAGTGCCTTTCAATGAATGCCCATCTGTTTCGTTATGAGTGATATGCATACCAGATTCTGATTCTACAAATGTGTAGGTCTTTTCTGTCGCTAAATCGTAGTTCTGAGCATTCCTTGTCTCAATTGTAATTTTGCTCTTATTGCTACTTTGAGGCTGAATCTTAGCATAATGAACTGCGTTATCTACGAATACGGGCTGTCTAACATCGTTCATTACTGAAGTAAGAGTGGTATCGAAACGACCAACGGAAGATTGTATTAGCGTCATGCTCCATCCCCACTATGGTCCGTGATGCTAAATGAAATGTCCCCTTTGTGCCCCTTAGAATGCAACGCTTGACTAAATCTTGGCTTAACAGAGAAGTCCATTCGCTTCATTTCGTCATCTGTATCTTCTTCTTGCCGCCTTCTTGGAGCATCGGAACGATGATGTTGTAGCGTATTATCAGAAATGACTAATCTACTCACTGTTGAGTTTAGACTCTCCTTGTCGAATCCAGAAACTTCTGTTCCGGGTAGTTTAGGACCGAAACTCGTTGGTGTCGTGAAAGCCCCTGTGGGGTCGAATACGAATACTGGCAAGTAGGGTCCATTGCCGTCCGGTAGGCTTCTTCCAGATGCCAGATTCCCAGTGGCTGCTCTTCCATTACTAACTTCATACGTAAAGAGACCATATTTTCCACCAGACGATGCAAAAAGGTAATTCTGGTCGTATTGAGGAGTGCCAGTAACAATTGAATTATGAATGCGATATACCTCTGTATGTTTAGAGTCTAAGGTTCTAATTGGTCGAAGTAAGAACTTTACATTCTTGTCTTTTTCGTTGTTTCTCACTGATTTTGAGGTGTAGTCATCTGCATCTTGATATGGATTGCTCGTATCATTACTTCCCGTCAATGAAGCCACTCCCCAATTCGTATCATCAAATAACCCAGCATAATTACTTGCATCTAACACATAGGAACCGCCATAGGGTCTGAATGCATTAGTGTGAGAATAGCGATGCACTGCACTTACTGGAGAGCCATTATTCTGCCTTCCAAATGCGCCACCTGTATAATCAACGTCGGCTATCGTGTTAGTGCCAACTTGGAATCCACCGTGTAGAATGACCCGCTGACCTACATTTCTGTCTGTATGAAGACTATGCGCCTCAGTATTGATAGCAATGTGGTTTTGCTCTATTCCTTCAGTCACTTCGGCGTCTATTCCAATTCTGGGACTTGTTCTCGATATTGCATCCTTGTGAGGAGAAACGCCTACAAACTCTTCAATTCTATCACTTGCGACAGCCTCTGGCTTCAGTAACCCATTACTGTCTATCGCTAATTTAGCACTAATCCCCCTCTTGACTTCATCGGCTTGCAGTATAGCGTTACGGGGTCTCAGCAAACCATCTCCGAAGAGAGGTTCAGCAGTATTATGACTCAAGACTACACCCGTTTTATGGATAGGAGCCGAAAGTTCAGTAAGCACATCCTCATTAAATCGCGTTGGATAACGCACACCGCGACCATTACCCATATCTCCTACACGCATAGAGTGAGTTGGCGCAAATACATCTACCAAATCATGACCTGTATTAGTTGCGTGTAGATTCACATCGTTGTTTGTGCCACCAAATCTCGGTATCGTAGTCGTCACGCTCACATTGCCGTTAGATAAGTCAGCCACGCCCTTCATATTGAAAATCGGTTTAGCGTTATTCCAGATTCTCCGATATGGGCTTCTGCTATTCCTTCTGTCGTTCTCATAAGCGTCACCACAGTCCCATGCCGGTCTGATGCCGAATCCACGCACTGGAGCACGCCTTACGTCCTCTCCGCGCTCGTTGCCCCACCAATCCACCAGATAATACTGAGAGGCCTCAGATAGGCTTGTTTTGTCCATAGCCACTTCATCTCCCCACCAGTCTCTTTGAGTTCCTGCGTTATTGGTTAGTGTTCTCACAGGAGTCCCAAAGGGTCTGGTCATCCTTCTACCGTCGCTATAACGCACTTGCCAGTCCGCTTGGTCTTGAGCCAGCATTCCTGTGAAATTGGTCTGTCTTTCCATAATTCCAACATATGTGGTAGGATGAGTCGCATTGGAAAGTCCCGAACCGCCTGCATAAGTCCATGTCGCAGTTTCAGTCTGAACCAGTGGTCCAGCGTCATAATCAAGGGTTTTAATGCCCGACCCTGTTGGGCTTGCCTCATAGACTGCTCTGGTCGGACTGAGACCGTATGTAGGCCTGTTACAGGCTTGACGTATAGCGTTACGGTAGCCATACGGTTTTCTTCGAGAAGACCCCATAGCGGCCGTTGTAATGCCTGAAGAGACAGAATAACTGCCGTC